CGTCCGATCCGTCCGATAATATCTTTAATGAGACGCAAAATAACGGTTGACATACCTGCGCATGTCCACTAAATATCGGATCACGGAAACAAGAGGAGAGACGCACATGACCAAGTTGCTCGCACGGTTCTCGGAAAATCCATCAGTGGCGAACGCGCGCACAGTTATCGCGTATGCGGTCAAACACCCGATGTCGGCCTGCCTGCTGGACCAGAGCGAGTGTGGACTGCTGCGCCACGCTTCGGTTGTCATCGAGAACGGGGGGGTTTGAGCATGGCGGGCGGGCCGGGCGCCGGTTCCGCCCGGCAGGGCTGCCGCCGCTCGCCGCTCGCCGCCGCTCGCCGCTCGCACCGGCGGGACTCGGCTTAGAGTGGGCGGAGGCGCACCTCCCCGAATTTCGCCGGGAAAATTTCCGCTCTGTCGAAATCCCTCTTGATCTCGACACCCAACGCCGCCTACGGTCTGCCCCGCCGAGCAAGGCCCTAGGAGATCGCCCGATGATACCGACCGTAATCCGCTCGTTGGCCCTGCCCGACAACGGATGGCGCCCCGCTGCCAAGACTGTGGGTTTCTCGCCGGTGCGGAAGGTTCGCCCGACCGCTCCCGCGTATCTCAAAATGCACGCCGTTATCGGGGGCAAAAACCGGTGGTGGATGATGGCGGCCATGCCGAAGCCTGCTCTCCGCGCCCATCTGTCTCGGCCGGACGTTCGGGTGTTTATTTCGCTCGAAGGCTATTTCGAGCTGAACGGCTCCCACCTCGCGTATTTCGGGGTGTTTCCCGAACACCGCAGCCAAGGCATCGGCCGGTGCCTGCTCGACCAGGCGGTCATCAAGGGCGCCCGCACGCTGACCACCTCGTCGCACGACAGCTCGTGGGCGCTGCGGATGTACCTCGACGCCGGGTTTGTGGAAACCGGCATCCACATGGAGGAATGGCCGGAATGACGCCCGCCCGCCGAGACGAAGACGCCATGCTCGATGCCGGCGCGGCGGTGCTGCGAACGGCCTCGATGTCCGACCTGCGCGCTCTGGCCCTCCAAGTGTGGCAAGCCATGGACGCCGCCCGGCCCCGAAAACCCGGCCCGAAGCCCCGTATCCCGGGGGCGTTTGAGCAGGCCATGGCCGAACGTCTCGCGGGTAAGTCCGTCGCGGGCCTCGTCCGTAGATACCGTTTGAGCGGCAGCAACGCTCAACGCCTTCGCAACGCTGGTAAGGAAACCCCCTGACATGTTCATCCTCAATGTCTACTTCGGCCAGAACTCTTCGATCTCCCTGAAATACAAGACCCGAGACGCGGCCACTTCGGCCGCCGCGCTGTCGGAAACCGCCCGCCCGGACCTCTTTGACGACTACGGCCAGCGATTTTTTGCCCACGACATTACCGCCGTTCACCTCGTCGATCTGGCGCAGGAACTCGCGGCGCAGATCGAGATCAACGCGATGCAGCAAGCCGCGAGCGTTCGGGCACAGGCCGTCCGTCCGGGGCTGATCACCCTGCCGACCGCGCGGCAGCAGTGACCCCGCACCAGCGCGCTCAAAAGTTACTCGACGCGGGCGACACGAACGCCGTTCGAGCGATGCTGCCGTCGCTCGACCCCGCCGATGTGAATACCTCGCTGATCGGCATCGGGGTTTTGACGCGCGAGAGGCGGTTTGCCGAAGCGCACGCCCGCCTGGCGCCTCTGGTCGCGGCGAACCCGACGAACAACAACATGCGGTTCATCCTCGGAGTGCTGCTGTTCGAGTTGGGCCGGTACGACGAAGCCGCGGCCGAATTGACCCGCGTGATCCTGATCGACCCGGGGTTTGCTAAGGCGTGGCTCAAGCTGGCGGCGTGCCACCTCGTCCGGCAATACTGGCCGGAGGCGCTGGCCTGCTACGAACGGGCGGTCAACGTCGATGCCAAGGACGCGGAGCCGCGCATCGGCTACGGCACGATCTTGTCGATGTTCGACGACAACCTCAACGCCGAGCGACAGTATCGTGCCGCGCTCCGGCTCAACCCCAAAGCGCCGGAAGCCAGCGTCGCCCTCGGGTTCTGCCTGTTGCGCCAAGGGCGTTACGCCGAAGGGTTCCGGCGGTTCGAGGACCGTTGGAAGCTATCGGCCTCCAGCACGCCGTTCCAGCCGTGGGTCGGACCGGAACGCGACTTGCACGGCAAGCATGTGGTCGTCATTTGCGAGCAGGGGTTCGGCGACAGCCTCCAGTTCGCCCGGTATCTTCCGTGGGTCAAGACCGCCGTTGGCCCCGCGGGCACCGTCGCGCTGGTGTGTCCGGCCGGGCTGAAACGCCTGTTCGAAGCCACGTTCCCGTGGCTGATCGTGGCCGTCCAGGACGTCGATCCCCTGCCGTCGCACGACATCCTTACGGCGCTCATGTCCCTCCCGGCGATCTTCGACGGGCGAGTGTGCTGCGAGCCGGCTCGCTACGCGGTGGCGCACGTCAAGCCGTCGCTTGCTCGTGTTGGCGTCTGCTGGCACGGCGGCGCGCGGGAAACCGAGCCGATCGCTCACGCCGACGACAAGCGCCGGTCGATCCCGTACGAGCAATTCGAGCCGATCGTTCAGGCGGCGGGGACGGCCGTGTCGCTCCAACAGGAAGACTTGCCCGGCTGCAAAGACTGGCTTGACACCGCCGCTGTGGTCGCCGGTCTGGACCTCGTTATCACTGTGGACACCGCCCTGGCCCACCTCGCCGCGAGCCTCGGCGTCGAAACCTGGATAATGCTTCGCGCCGGTGGATGCTGGCGGTGGCTGTCCAAAGGCCGGACTTCGGCGTGGTATCCAACCGCCCGGCTCTACCGGCAGGCGTGCTTGAGCGACTGGTCGGACGTCATCGCCGAAGTCGCGCGGGACGTCGCGGAATGGAAAGAACGGGCCGCATGTTCCTCGTGACGTGGGCGTGCGGCCACCGGTCGGAAGACGACGAACCGCCGCCCCGCTGCCCGTTCTGTGGCTGCACGCAACGCCGCGCTCTGCCGCACGTTGACGAGGTACGCGACCCCCGCGACAAGAGGAGAGATCCATGAGCGGTCAGTCTCGCAAGCACTCGGTCGCCGAGACGGTCGCGAACGTGGCGGTAGGGTATGTCGTGGCGATGGCGGCGCAGATGACGATCCTGCCGCTGTTCGGCGTCCACATATCCCACGCTCAGAATCTTTCGATGGGCGCGGTTTTTACGGCCGCCAGCATCGTCCGGTCGTATGTTCTTCGCCGGGTGTTCAACGCGTGGGCGGGACGATGAAACGTAAAAAGCCCTTGCTTTCGGTCGAATGGGACGGCCTTTGCGGGCACCCGAGCGGACTTCGGACGCCCGAGCAGATGGTTAAAATAGCGCGGGCCAAAATTCACGCCATGGAAGGACACTCGGGCCTTGAATGGCTGCGGAAGGAAGACAAGGAAGCCATGAGCGTTCCTCCCGGCGGGAAGCGGTATGGCCGCCGCTAAGGAACCCAAATGGCGGCAGCTCCTTACCCGGTTCATCGCGGAACTGCGGATCGTCAGCCGCGAGGAAAACGCTGAAATAGGCGAGGCGGGAACCAAGCTCCAGCTTTGGAACAGCCAAACCCGGCTGCTCGACGAAATGACGGCCGGCATGGAAGAGGGAATCCGCCGGTTCTACGTCCTCAAATCCCGGCAGCTAGGCTCGACCACTATTTTCGTCGTGATCGCTCTGTTCTGGCACGCGAGCAAGCCGCGCATGAAGGGTGCGATGGTCTTCGACCAGGACAAAACCCGCGACGAGTTTCGCGAAGTGCTGCGAAATATCGTGGCGTCCATGCAAGGCAGTTCGTTCCTCGGCAAATCGTTCGACATCGCCAAAAACGGCGACAACAAAACGTTCATGTCGTTCACCAACGGCAGCCGCATCAACTTCCTGGTGGCCGGAACGTCGGGGTCCAAAGTAGCGTGGGGCGAGTCGGCCGGATATTCTTTCGTGCTGCTGACCGAAGTGGCGTCGTACGGCTCCCCGGAGGGCTTGAGCAACTTCGAAGAGGCCATGTCGGAGACAAACCCCGACCGGCTCTACATCTACGAGGGCACCGCGAAAGGCTACAACCACTGGCGGGACCGGTGGGTGGAAGCCAGGGCCGACCCCTACCGGTCGCGGTGTATTTTTGTCGGTTGGTGGTCGAAAGAACTCAACGTAATCTTCAAAACCGACCCGCTTTTCGCGGTGCATGGGGTAGCCCGGCCGACCGAGCAGGAGCGCGAGCGGATCGCGCTGGTCAAAGAGCGCCACGGCCACACCATAGCGCCCGAGCAGTTGGCGTGGATACGCTGGAGAGGGTCGAAAGCCAGTCAGTCGGCCGCCAACCTCCAGCAAAATCAGCCGTGGGTCGAGGAAGACGCGTTCATCCTGACCGGAAAGTCGTATTTTCAGCCCCGGGTGATCGCTCAAGACCTCGAACGCGTCGGCGCGACCCCGTACCAAGGCTATCGGTTCTGGACGGGCCGGGATTTTTGGAGCGCGTCGCTTGAAAGACTCACGGACCCCACCCGCAAAGCCGAAGTCGAGCTGCGAGTGTGGGGAGAACCGACCGACGAGGGCAAATACGTCATCGGGATGGACCCGGCGGGCGGTTCGAACGACAAAAACGACCGCCACTGCATCAGCGTTTGGCGGTGCTACGCGGATAAACTGGTCCAGGTCGCCGAATATGCCGACAATATCGCCGAAACACGCCACGCGGCGTGGGTTTTGGCCTATTTGGCAGGCGTTTACAAAAACTGCATGGTCAATTTGGAGCTTTCCGGGGGCTACGGCAAGTCGGTTATGACCGAATTGGACTTGCTGCGGGACCAACTCCAGGCGGATATGAACGCCGAAAAGCGGGGGCCGCGCGGGCAGGACTGGACGGACTTTCTTTCGAACGCCCGGTGGTATATTTACCGGCGGCCGGACAGCCCGACGGCCAACGGCTACGTGCTGAACTGGCTGACCAACAACGACAACAAGCACATCATCTTCAACGGCCTGCGGAACAGCCACGTCAACGACGAGCTGGTGATTAACTCCCGGCCGATGCTTGACGAGATGCTAATCATCGTCCAGGACGGGTCGGACATCAGCGCCCCTAACCACAGCAAGGACGACCGCACGTTTGCTGCGTGCCTGGCGCACTATGCGTGGACACAGCACTACCGCCCGAGCATGATCGGGCAAGGCGAGACTTACGAGGCTGTAACCGCCCAAGAAAACGGCGAGGTCGGCCGGGGGGCGCAATTGATCAACCGGATTGTCGAACAATTCATGGCCGCCGGCACCGGCGCCGGGTGGGACGAGGTTGATCCCGAAGACCAATGGAAGCAGCAAAGGGGCTTGAAATGACGGTTCAAAGCATGTTGGAAACCCTCGCCAACCTTCACGGGGCGGCAGACCCGGAGTTGTTCGTGGCGGACGTCCTCGATCAGTTCATCGTGTGCGAGAAACAATCGGCCTTGTGGTCGAAATCTGTCGATCCGAGGGTGGAGAAAGTGGCGCGGCGCTTGGTCAAGCCCGGCCACGACCCCGACGCCCCGGTCGTCGTCAATCCGCAATACGCTTCCGATTTCGGCCTATGCACCGCGACCGCGTTCGTGCCGTACACCCAGCCCTTGTGGACGACGTTTATTCTTGCCGCAGAAATAGCCCTGGAGGCGGCGGACGGCATCGACCCGCCAGAGCCGGCACCGGCGCCCGAGAAGCCCCCGACAGCGCCTTTTGCCCCGAACGATCAATGGCGCGTCGCCCGAGGGCTGGCGTGATGGCGAGCAAACCGCGGTCAGCCGCCCCGGCCGACGACGAAGCCGCGCCCGCGCCGGACAGCCGATGGGCCTTGATCGACGCCGACACGCCCAAAGACCGGGGCCGCGCGCTGTTCGTGACGTCCGACCCGGCCGTCGATAACGAAGGGCTTCTCGTGGAATGGCGGCAGACCCGCACCAAGCCGCCGGGGTCAAGGGTCTGGACGCCCACAGCCTTTTGGGCGTCGGTGTTGACCCGAAAACGGCTGGACTTCGAACCGTTCTGGTGGAGGCCACAGGCATGATCCTACCCAAGGGCGAGTGCGACTTGCGGCTTCCGATCGGCCCGAACCGTCCGGTGTTTAGCCTGGACGTGACGCCGGAGCGCAGCAGCGTGCGGATGTTCAGTCCGATCCAGTACATGCCGCTCCAGCATTTTATGATGCTCGAACCGTGTGACCCCGGCACCCCGACCCTGTGGACGCGGGTAAACGATTTCACAATCCGCTTTCGCCCGGCCGCGGACAAAGATTATGACATCGCCGGGCGTCCGTTTGGCGGGGTGCCTTCGACCGGGAAGCCGGCCGTCCCTCGGATCGAGGGGTTCGCCGCGGCCAGGAGGATGGACGATTGACCGACGTGTCGGCGTTGACCGAGATGACCGGCTTGCCGAAGAACCACCCGGCGTCAATCCTGATCGCCTATCAGCAAGCGCGGATCGCAGAACTCGAAAGCCGGAACACCCCATGAGCACGAAATTTCAAGTCAAGCTGCGCTGCGACTGCGGCCACCGGTATGTGCGGACCATGGAAGCGGCCGACGAAGCGGCTCTGGAAACCATGCCGGACCCGCCGTGCCCCAAGTGCTCCAAGGCCGCCGTCGTCCGCCCGCCCTACCCGTTGGCGGACGGAAAAGCACCGGCGGTCGGCGGCAGCCTGTTGGCCAGGGCCACGGACTACACGATCGAAGGCACCATGCAAGACTACGGCATGACCGACATGCGGGCGCCCAGCGAAGTCCGGGAAGGCGAGTCCTCGGCGCCCAAGCTGGCGCCGGCCATGCAGGCGCAAGTGGACGGGTTTTTCGGCGGGCCGGGAAAACGCCGCAACCCCCTCGGCATGAACTCGGCTCAGATACTCAAAGCCGCGACAGCCGGGCGGTTTATGACGCCGGACACCCCCAACCCTGTGGCCATCCACGCCAAGGCCAAAGATCGACCGCCCATTAACATTGTCGCCAGCGACGCGACATTACGGAGGACCTGATGTTTATCCCCCGGGACGGCAAGATAGGCCGGTGGGCCGCCGAACTTATCCAGGAGTGCCAGGCGGACCTGTCCGAACGGATCGAACGGGGGGCGATGTATCGGAACCTCTATTTGACGGGCGACGAGAACGGCAATCCGGTCACGTTCAACCGCACGTACCCGCACATTGACGGCCTTGCGTCCGCGTTGTTTTCGCCGATCGAGCTAAATTTTAAGGTCGAGTCGGACGGCGACGGCCACACGCTGACCCAACGAGAAGTAAATCGCGTGGCCTCCCGGCGGTTGCGGAAGCGGCTGGCAAAGACGTACGCGGCCTGTAGCGGGGCTACCGAATGGTCGCTCGTCAAAGGCAAAGCGTTCGTCAAGCTGCTTTGGGAAGGCAGCAACCCGACCGCCTACATGGTGCAGCCGGAATTTATCGGGGTCTTGCTGCCCGACAAAAACTCGCTCGACGATCAGCCCGCTTTCACCCACTCCTCGTATTACACGCCCCAGGCGTTCGCTCATGCGTTCGGCCGTCTGGACAACATCGCCGAAGTGATGAAGCAGATCGGCAAGCGCGCGGCGCGAGGCAAAGACGACCGCGCCCCCGACCGGGCAAACGCGCTCAAGCAGATCATCCTTGGCGGGCTTAACCCGTTCCAAGCAGCGGGCGGAACCCCCGCCACGGCCAGCAGCCGAGGCATCGTCAATTGGCTGGGCGGCCCCGCGCCGACGTTCGACGCGAAAGTTCTGGCGCAGTTGATCCGGCTCGACGAATTGTGGGTCAAGGACAGCCGCACCGGCGATCTGGCGACGTTCCAGATGGTCGGCGACGTCATGGTGATAGGCGACAAGCAGATCCGCAACGCGTTTTCCGACGCCTACGACCCGGACAACCCCCTGCGAACCCTGCCGGCCGCGTTTACCGCCGACAACCCCCTGACCGGGATGCACCCGTTTGTGGAGTTTTGCGTCAACCCGCTGGAGGGGTATTTTTGGGGCCGTTCGGAGGTCTGCAACGTCGGCGTTCTCCAGATGCAGATCAACGCCCGGATCGACGGCATCAACCGGCTGCTGCGGCAGCAGGAAGACCCCTCGAAAATATTCACAGGGATGAGCAGCATATCCCGGGACAAGTATTCGGCCGCCCGCGCCCCGGGCGGGTATTACGTGGACCCCTCGCCGACCGCCAAGATGCAAAACCTCTACCCGGAACTTCCGCAAGGGCTGTGGGAATCGCTGCATGAAATGGAACGGATGTACGAGGTGATGGCGGCCAGCCCGCCGGTGCTTCGGGGCAAAGGGGAAGCGGGGGTCCGGGCGCAAAGCCACGCCGACACCCTGACGCGAAACGCCAGCCCGCCGTTCAAAGACCGGGCGCTTCGCGTAGAAGACTCGATCGCGGAACTCGGCAGCAAAGCCCTTGCGCTGCTTCAAGCGCACGACCCGAAGCCGATGATCGCGTGGCTGGCCCCGGACACGACGAACCTCGTGGCCAACTTGCCGTCCGACGATCCGACGATGGAACCACCGGCGCCGGGCATGAAGCCGTACCCTTTCCGGTGGGCGGACTTGGCCGAAGACGTGTCGGTTTCGGTGGACAGCCACAGCAGCAGCCCGGTTTTCGGCCACGAAGGGCGCCAGCTTTTGTTCGACCTGTCCAAAATGGGGGCGATCAGCCCGAAAGAACTGGTCGAGCAGACCAACCCGCCCGGCGAGGACGATATTATCGCCGACCTCGACCGCAAAGACATCAAGCAGGCGCAATTGATCAAAGAGCACCCCGAACTGCTCGAACATCAGGGCGGAAAGAAAAAGCGGTAAAAGAAAAGGCCCCTCGGGGGAATGAGGGGCCTTAAGTTTGCACAACAAGGAGGAGTAACGTCCTAACTCAGGCATCCTACGGGCGGCGAGCGGGGCTGTCTACAGTCGAATTACAGAGAGATTTCGACAAGTTTTTGAGACACGTCTCGTAAATTACCTTGACCCTTAACCCCTGCGGTTTTTAGGGTCCGCCCTGTACCCGATACGGCGTGTCTCGGGACACAGGAGGCTCCGATGCGCAGCAAGCGTCACTCTCGTAAGTCCAAGCGCTAATTGCGTTAGGCACCGGGGCGGGTGAGCGTTCGCAGCCCGCCCTGGCGCTACCACCGCCTGTAGGAGATACCGTTTGCCGCCGTTTCCCGGAGCGCTACCGCCGAACTTGATGGGCGCACCTGCCGGTGCCGGCCCCGGCGTCGCTCCGCACGGCAATGCCGGTAACGCGGCGGGCGGGCTGTCTAAAATCAAGATGGCTCTCAAGATGCTGCAAGAGGGCCTGCCGGATGTTCCGATGGGGTCGCCGCTACACGACGCGGTGATGAAGTCGATCACGACCATCGGCAAGCACATGACCGAGGCTCAAGAAAGCCAACAGGGCCAGATGCAGGCCCTTCTCCAAATGATCGCCAAAATGAAGCAAGCGCAGCCCGGCGCGGCGCTGGGGGCGATGGGCGCCCCGCCGCCCGGCGGCGCTCCTGCTCCGCCCGCCATGCCCGCGATGGCTCCCCCTCCGCCCGCTCCCGGCGCTCCCCCCGGCTAAGAAGGACCGTATCATGGCTAAGTTTCCCAGCCCGTACATCAATACCTGCACCGCGGACGATCCGATGATGCACCGCGTCCCGATGGACGAAACCTCGATCGGCAGCGCGAAAGTCTCGCACCCGAAGAAGGGCGTCAATTCCGAGGGCATGAACCTCAAGCACGTTGGCGGCTCTTACGGGAAGGGCGAGTAGCCCATGTCCGGCGACGTTTCAGCGCAAGAGCGCTCGCTCCTCGGGCTGTTTGAGTCCCTTTGGCAAGACCCAAAAGTCGGCTCCGACATGCGCCGCCGGGCCAAGGAACTCAACCCGAACGTCCGCATCCCCGACGATCACCCCGTCGCGGTGGAAGTCCGGGGCGAGCTTTCCGAAGCCCTGAAAAAGGTGGACCTGCTCCAGAAGATGTTCGACGAAACGCAAGCCAAAAGCGCCGCGCGTGACGCCGAAACCGATTTGCGAAGCAAACTGGGCAAGGCGCAGGATCGTTTCCGCCTGACCGACGAAGGCATGGCCGGCACGATCAAGCTGATGCAGGACCGCCAGATCAGCGACCCCGAAGCCGCCGCCGCGCTCTACGTGGACGGCCTGCCGAAAGCGAAACCCTCGACCCCCTCGTCCAGCGTGTTCACCGGCAAACTCGATCTGTTCGGGACGACCAGCCGGGACGACCAGTGGGAAAAGCTACACACCGACGGCGAAGGGTTCTTCCGGGATGTCGTCAATGAAGTTTTCAACGAAATGCCCGTAGGAGCATAAGTAAATGTCTGGCACGCTTACCGGCCCCTCGTATTCGGGCATTACGCCTGGTGGCCCACTCGGCCAACAGTTGCAGGCGATCACCCGGCGAGCGGTTATTCCGTCGGTTTACGTCCAGATTTATCAGTCGCATCCGCTGCTGTCGATGTTCCTCGCGAACGCGAAGCCGGCCCGAGGCGGCGTGAGCCAGATCACCGTTCCGGTTCAGGGCGCGTCCTTCACGTCCTTCTCGTGGGGCGGTTACGCGGGCGATTTCCCGATGCCGGAAGATCAGGCCGCGATCACCGACGCGCAGTTCAACCTCAAGCTGGGCATGGTTCCGATCGGCTTCTTCGGGATGGAAGCGATCGTTCAGTCTTCCGAAGTCATCATCCCGAAGTTGCGGGCCGTCACGTCCGATGCCGCCGTGGTTATCCGGCAGGCGCTCGCGCAGGCGCTCTATCCGGTCAACAGCAACGCTCTGGCGCTCGACTCCCTGGCCCAAGCGTACGACAACGGCACCAACACCACCAGCTACGGCGGCATCCCCCGCACAAACAGCTATTGGCAGGGCCAGTATTACCCGAACATGGGCGGTCAAGGTTCGGTCAGTTCGCGGATGGGGATGGCCACGCTGCTGGCCCGCGTCCAGGCGGGCGCCGGTGGCGAAGCGCCGGACTGGGCCGTGATGAACCCGGCGGACTGGACGACGCTCATGCAGGATTACATGAGCCTCGAAATGTTCCAGACCACGCCCCGTTCGCTCTACGGCAAGGGCGATGTGGTCAACGCGGGCTTCCGCGCCATCCGCGTCCTTGACACCCCGGTTTTCAGTGACCCGTTCTGCCCGCGCGGGCAGATGTTTATCGGCAACAGCCGGTACATCGGGATGTATTTGTCCGAAGCGGCGCCGTTCTCGTTCTCCGGTTTTCAGAGCGCCATCCCGCAAGGGCAGATCGCCGACATCGGCGTGCTGATCACCGCCTTGGACCTAGTTTGCACGAAGCCGTCCTCCGGCGCGTGGGTTACGGGGATCACCGGAGCCGCCTGGCCGAACGTGCCGGGTCCGCCGGCCGTTCTGTAAGGAGCGCGAACGATGCCTTTATTTTCCGATGCCGCGCCCGCCACTGGATCGCCGATCTTTCAGTTGGCGGCCGGGCAGACCTTTCAGCCGGACCCCGGATGGTACTGGGTTCACTCGGGCCTCTACGCCAATTTGCAGCGATACGACTCGCGGGCGGGGGTGTGGCGGTACGCCGGTGCGGCGGACCCGTACATGCGGCAGGTCTATTTCGACGGAACGACCGCGCGGTTGTGCAACCCGACCGGCTGCGCCGTGGCCGCCGTGGTCACGACGGCCGGTTCGGGCTACGCGACGGCTCCGACCGTCACCCCCTCCGCCGGGGCGTCAACGTGGCAAGCGATCGTAGGCGGAGCGGTTTCGACAACCGCGACGATCACCTCGGCCGGGTCCGGCTATACCTACCCGCCGGTCCTGCTGATCGAGCAGCCCCCGAATTTCGGCGTTCAGGCAACCGGTTCCGTCGCCATTAGCAACGGGACGATTTCCGCCGTCACCATCACCAACCAGGGCGCGGGGTATCTCTATCCCCCCAACGTTTCCCTGTTCAACGACTTCCGCGACATGACCGGCTCCAACGGGCAGGTGTCGGTCGGGCTGACCGGCGCGGGCACCGTTACCGCGGTCGTTTGCACGAACCACGGCAACCCGATCACCTCCGGGACGATCCCGACCTTGGCGTTCGGCAGCGGTTCCGCCGCCGCGACCATCGTCATGGACTGGACTGTAACTTCGGTCAGCGTCACGACGGCCGGCGCGGGCTACTCGGCGGCAGCCAGCGTGGCCACGGCGGTAGGGGCCGGGGGGTTCAACACCAGCACGGCGGCGTATGTCGGGACCGACACTTCGGTTGAAATGTCGGCTTGGCGAGAAGCCAAGGTCGCCATCGTCACCAGCGCGGCGGGCGGGCTGACCACACCCACAATTATCGACGGCGGGCGGTATTCGGCCATCCCTGCTCCGGCGATCTACAGTTCAACCACCCCAACCACGGTCGGCGCCCTGGCGTTCACGATGGGCGGGGTGACGGCCGACGTTCTTCTCCTGCCCATGCAGCAGATATAAGGATCAACAACTATGCCTGTTTTCGGCGGCTCCGGCGTACCTATCTCCATGAAGGGGGCGCCGACCAACGCCATCACCCTGCCCCCGGGCGCGGTCGCCTACCCCAACTCTTTCCCGAACCCGAGCGTCGCGGGCCGTAATACCGGCTACGCGGGCTGGTTTTACGTTAAGCTGGGCCGGTACACCGTCGTCCAGATCAAAGACCCGATCACGAACATCTGGCGGGGCATCGGCGACGACGGAAATTCCGAACGGTATATCTACGGCGACGGCACGAATATGCGCCTCGCCAATCAGTCCGGTTGCGCTGTCGGCGCCGTGGTCACGACGGCCGGTTCGGGCTACGTCACGGCTCCGGTTGTCACGGCGAGCGCAGGGGCTTCGGTATGGCAGGCAGTTCTGGGTCCGCTGGTTTCCACCACCGTCAACCTCGTTTACGGCGGGACGAACTACATCTACCCGCCGCTCGTCGCGATCGACGCCCCGCCGCTCGGTTCGGGCGGCACCCAAGCGACCGGCTATGCGACGCTGACCGGCAGCGTGGTTTCCTCGATCACCATCACCGACCAGGGCGCGGGCTACTCGGGCGGAACGCCGACCATTACCCTCGTCAACGACCCCCGCGATACGAGCGGTTCGGGCGCGACGGCGACGGCGACTTTGGTAGGCTCCGGCACCGTGGCGGCGGTTATCTGCGTCGATCACGGCAACCCGATCACCTCCGGGACTATCCCGACGCTGACATTCGGCAGCGGCACCGCCGCCGCCACCGTCCTGATGAACTGGGGCATTTCGTCTTATTCCGTGACCGCCACCGGCGCGGGATATGGCACGTCCTCGTTCATCTCAGTTACCGGCGCTGGCCCCCTGCCGGTCGCCAGCCCCGCCTACACCAACCCGACCAGCCAACAGAACCTCGTTCGGCTGCGCCCCGCGGTGGTGTGGGTTCCGACTAACGCCCTGTCCGGCATCGCGTCGGGCGGAACGATCGTGGATGGCGGCGTTTACACCGGCACCCCGGTCCCGGTGTTCAGCCCGGCTACCATCCCCTCCACTGTCGGGACGTTGGTTCTGACGATGGGCGGTTTCTCCGACGTCAGCTTTATCCAGCCCTGGTAATACCGGAGGCGGCATGTCGCCGCCGCCTCGCAAGGAGGCGACATGCAACTTCAAGACTACCTAAACGACACGGCTTGGCTGTTACACGACGTAAACAATCTGTTCACGCCGGTATTCCAGCTAACTCGGTGGGTCAATCAAGCCCGCGATCAAGTCGCGCAAGACTCCGGCTGCATCCGAACCGTCGTCACCGGCCAGTCCCCGTTCGGCGCACAAGCGCAGGCGGGGGTGGCCGTGCCGGGCGGCGCCATCGCCGGCATCGCGCCCACCTCCCTGTTCTACACGATCGCGCAGCAGGAAAAATACCCGTTTGCCTACGCCAACCAAACCGCCGTCGCGCAGCAGCAGGGCGCGAGGGGGGTAATCGGCGTCAATAACGTGGCGGTTTCTTGGGGCGGGGCGCTTCGTCCTGTGCAGAACTGGCTCCCGTGGGATCAGATGCAGGCTCTCGGCCGGTCCTACAACGTCGGCGTTTTCAGCTACCCGTTCTGTTGGGCCACGAGCGGCACCGGCGAGAACAACCAAGTGTGGCTATGGCCCGCGCCTTCGATCGCTTCGGAAATGGAATGGGATTGCACGCTTGTCCCAAAACAGATCTACTCGAACGACGATTTCGACGCGATCCAAGCCCCGTTCGACCAGGCGGTCAAATACTGGGCCGCGCGCCTCGCGTTCATGGGGTCGCTTCGTTATGCCGAAGCCGACGAAATGACCCGGCAGTATTGGCTCCAGCTTAACACCACGGCGTCGGCGTCCGACCGCGGCCATGTGCCTGACTATTATGCTGATGTGAGCCGCTGGTAGCATGTCCGGTTCCCGCAAAGCCTCAACGCTTGGGCTGCCCGCCGGGTTCAAGGCGTTCTCGGCGTTCCCGTTCGGCGGGATAAATCAGTCGGCCAGCCGGATCGCGATCGACGACAAAGAGTTCTTTTGGCTGGAAAATTTCACGCGGAACGGCGACGGGGCGCTGCGAACCCTGTGGGACGCCGGCACGCCTCTTTACACGGCGACCGGCGGCAAGACGATCATATCGTTTTTCTGGTTCAACATCGGCTCGGCGATTTCCGTCGCGGTGTTTTTCACCGACGGCACGGCGGTCCAGGTGTCGTCTCCGTCCGGCGTGGTTTCGACGATCTCCTCGACGCCGGGGACGTTTTATTCGTCCGCGACGCCGGGCTTGCTTCCCGCGTGCAGTCAATACGGCACCCAGTACCTGCTGATCGCCAACCGGAATACCGCCAACGACTATTGGGTTTGGGACGGCTCTTTGCTCTACGGGTCGGGGGGCATTTCACCGGCCGCCACGCAAGGGCTGACGGACGGCGGCTCGGGCTATACCAGCGTCCCGACGTACACGGTGTTCGGCGGGTCCGGCAGCGGTGTGGTTTTGACCCCCGTAATCGCGGCCGGGTCGGTGGTGTCGTTGACGGTTGACAACGCCGGGTCGGGCTACCTCCCCGGGGAAGGCGTCCAAGTCGCGTTCAGTGGGGGAGGTTCCGACTCGTCCGCGATCCTGACCGCCGTTCTGGCCACCGGCGTCGTCCAATTCCTGACTTTGGTGGACGGGGGTTCGGGGTATCCCACCGGGACGTTCCCTTTGGCGTTCAGCGGAAGCGGCACCGGCGCGGCGGGCACGTTCACCACATCAGGCGGGCAAGTTACCTCCGTCGCCCTCACGGACGGCGGGTCGGGCTATACCTCCACGCCTACCGTGTCCTTCCCGATCCCCGGCTCCGGGGCCGTGATCACCGCGACCGAAGTCAGCGGGACGGTGACGCTGCTCTCGATATCCAACGGCGGTTCGGGCTATGCGCCCGGCACGTACCCCCTCGTATTCACCGGCAGTGGGTCCGGGGCGCAAGCCACCGTCACCGCGAATGCGTCGGGCGTCATGTCGGCCACCGACCTGATCGCGGGCGGCACGGGCTACAGCACGGCGCCGACAGTCGCGGTATCCACAGGCTCCGGGGCCGCCGTTGTCGCCGCCATCACCGCCGGTGCGGTTGCTTCCGTTACCGTCACGGCGGCGGGCAGCGGGTTTACCGGCACCCCTACCTTGACCATCCAAGGAGGGAACGGCACCGGCGCGCTCGCAACCGCCGTGGTCACGAGCGGGTCGATATCCTCCGTGACCGTCACCAACGGGGGGTCCGGCTACACGTCCACCCCGACCGTCCTAGTGCAAACCGCGGTGAACAATGCGGCAGCGGCGACCCTTAGCCTGATGCCGTTCGGCGTATCCGGCGTTTCGATCGAGACATACCAGCAGCGGGTGTTCCTGGCCTACCCGAACCAGCAGGGCAAAACATCCAACGGCGGGACGGAATTTATATCGGCGCCCGGCTCGTTAACTGATTTCGCGACCAGTGACGGCGGCGATATTTTCTCCAACACGGACCGGTTCCTTCGCCAGCAATATACGTTTTTGCGGCAGACCGCCAACTTCCTCTATTGCGTGGGGGACAGCTCGGTCAACGTCATCAGCAACATCCAGACTTCCGGCAATCCGCCGACCACGACGTTCAGCTACCAGAACACAGATCCGCAAATCGGTTCGTCGTGGCGCGATTCAGCGCAGGACTTTTCCAACACAATCCTGTTCGCCAATGCGTTCGGCGTGTACGGCATCTACGGCGGGTCCGTCCGCAAAGTCAGCGAAAAAATGGACGGTGTGTTCACCGCCGCCGTGTTGCCGCCGACCGCAGGCGCTTTGACGCCTTCGGGGGCAACCGCGAACATCTACTCCCGTAAACACTACCTGCTGCTGATGACGATCACCGACCCGTTCACGGCCTTGCCGCGCAACGTCATGCTGATGTGGGACCAAAAAGATTGGTACATCGCGTCCCAAACCCCGGCGCTTACTTACATCGGAACGCAGGAAGTCAACAGCAACATCACCGCCTGGGGGACCGACGGCACCTCCCTTTACCCGCTTCTCGCCCGTCCCTCGTCCTCGCTGCCCAAAATCATCGCCACAAAGCTATGGGGCGGGGCGCAATCGTTCGTCATCAACATGGCGCACAGCTTTTACCTGGACGCGATGGACAATTCGGCGGCGCAAGGCGGGATATCGTTCAATTCGGCGACGATCAGCAACGTGGGTTTGGCGGTGCCGATGCGGAACAGCGAAACGCAGAAAATAATGAGCGTTCCTACCGTCACCTTCCCGTTCCCTCAAACGCTGGAAATGCAGGCGCCTTTCCCCCTCGGGTCTATGCTGGGCGTCGGGGCGCCGCAAGTCCCGGGCTTGGCGCTCGGCGTCAACTTGACCTCGACAAGCCCGGACTTCACCGTTAGAAATATAACGCTCGGCTACGTCGATTACACAGGAGTTGCGTGATGGCTTTCAAGAATGGCGGCCTTTCCGACCTGGTGGGGCGCGGCGAAAACCCGAACGGTTTCATATCTCAGGGGCCGAACGGCACCCACCGCAACGGCGAGGGCGCGGACGGCGACCAGTGGATGTGCGGCCCGGAGGCCGACGGCCCGCGCTGGGCGCGCAAATCGCCGAGCATGGCGGCGATGTCGATTTTGGTAACGTCTATGCCGGCGAAACGGGCGCGGTAACGTGCTGGCCGCCCTCCTGAACGCGCCGTCCACCCCCGGCGATTGGGAAATCTGGAGCATGGCGAACTATGACGCCCTGAACCAGATACGCGCGGCCATTCAAACGCAGAAGGGTGTCACGCTGCCTTCGTACCAAGTGCAGCCGATCCCGTTCGACGACATCGACTCTTGGCTGGACGCGGTGCAGCAGGCGCAGAACGATTTTTCGAAAGTTCTCGGGCTGCAAGCCAACGATCTGCTCGGCGTTGATTTCAAAGACGCCAATCAGAAGGAAGCGTGGATTTGGCTGTATTTTAAGGGCGTTTCGGACGCCTGCAACGTCCTCAAGATCGGCCCATGA